TTCGTGACACATTAAATGCAATCGTTCAAGATCTTCGTAACGGATCTAATAATCATATCTGGGATGCTGCATCTTACTATGTTAATAGAAATGTTAATCCAGTTACAATCGCACAGATTGAACCTGCAGTTAAAGAAACATTATTTGCTTATGAAAAAGTTGATGATATGCTTCAGTACATCATCACAAATACTTTATGGACAGTTCAAGGTGATCATGGATTAACACAGAAGACTGATACTACAATCACTGATTCTTCAAGTCCATCATACACAAATTTTGATGTAACAAATGCAACTTATAATCCTGCAACAGGTGACATGGTGTTGACTATTGGAACTCATTCACTTACTACTTCCTCTAGAATTGACCTTGCGATTGGTGGCATTGTATTTACATGCACTAAAGATGGTAACGCAAGTAACCATGCTTATCCTAGAGCAACTGATCCTGCTGCCAACGCTGTTCTTCCAGTTACTGCTGTTGTTGCAAACACATCAATTACAGTTAATGTTGGTGTATCAAGTGCAAATGATCAATATGCACATACCTATGTTTCTTCTGCTCAAAGTGTTGTTAGAGTTCTTGATTACTCAACAAGTGATTGTGCAGATGTATTCACAACTGTTGGTAACTTAATTAATATTCTCACAGATACAATCACCAATGCTTCTGCTAATACACCTGTTGATCATTTAGCAAGTGTTACTAAAGTTCAACCTGCATATGAATTTGTAGGTGCAACAGTTGATTCGTTCTTAGATACAGAATTCACTTCTTCATATCAAGATACTACTAATGATATTCTTTATACTAATCAAATTGATTCTGATACACGTTATAGATTTAGAGACGCTGCAAGATTAATTCGTTCTAATCGTTCTGTAATTGTTGATAAGGCAGCTGCTGATATGTTAACCAGATATCCAGCTCTTGCTCAGGATATGCCTAGAAATGCTAATGGTGGAAGTACAGATGGAACATTGCGTTGTAAGACTGACCTTGGATTGATTCTTGATGGTGTTGCTGATGATGTTGAGAACGATGGTAACTTAGGAACTATTACTGCTGCTAAGTTCTATATTGGCAATAGCGGTGAATTACTCCATATTCGTTTACAAGTATTCCAGTCAGTTTATGCACACGATCGTCTTGCTTACTATGCAAAACAAGCAGTTTTAGGAACTTTAGATTATACAAATACTGACAATATTATTGTTGGAAATTGGGGAGTTACTGGTGCGGGTGTAGCTAATTACTTTGATGCTGTTACCACTTATATTGATACTTTAACTACAACTATCAATGACATAATCGCTCCTACAGCTATTGATTATAATATTGCTGCTGATAGATTATACTTCAACAGACTTTGGATCAGAGAAGAAGTAACTGCATACACAATAAACAATTATCAATATGATCTTAACAGTACAACTTATAACGCATTTACATATGGTGCTGGTGAAAAAGATATTGCTGAAGATGCTCTTGAATCTCTTCTATTGGCTATTATTTCCGACCTTCAAACAGGTGGAAGTAACTCCACTATTGCAGAGATGGAGAAGTATCTAACTGCTAGTTTAACTATTAACAATACAGTTCTTTCTGAGAAAGGACTTCCTGCTAGAATTTACTCTATTGAAAAAATGAAGACTATTGGTGAATATGCATTGAAAAATTATGCATATCCCTCAACTTCTAATGAAACTGCACCAAATTACTCTGCCATATACACAGGACAAGCAGCTTATAGAGATTCTGAATCTCCTAGTGCCATCAATGATGTTGCATTTAGATTTAAAGAGTTGATTGATATTGCATTAAACATTCTCGCACCTGGTAGAAATGTTGCTAGAAGTGCTGCTAAGAATATTCAATATAATACAAACTACTATCAGAATGAAATTGGAAACCAAGTCAACGCTCAGTTTGGTAGCGGTTCTTGGGTATATGATTCATTTGTTGAAGAGTTAGTTGATAACTTTGTTGCTGATAGTATTACAACTGATATTACTAAAAAATCTGACGCATATACAATCACTCTAAGTGCTCAAAATGGAACTAACTTTGTTGTTGGTGAAGTTGTAACTTCTAATGGTGGTGGAATAGCAACAGTACTAGAATGGGATCCAGAAAATGATTTACTATATGTCGGACCATTTACTTCAACAGCATGGGTAGCAACTAATACTCTTAGTGCTCCTAGCGGTGCAACAGGAACTATTGGAAGTGGTGGTGTAAGTAGTGCTTACACTTGGTATACTGAACCTTCAAACGTTGAGTATCTTAAGAGTGCAAGATCTATTACTAGCAACATTGCAGGTCAAGTTTCTGGAACTAACCTTTGGACTAATCCAGAGGCATTTGGAACTAATTGGACTGCATCTAATCTTACTAAAACAGATAATGCTTTTGCAGGACCTGATGGAACAGTAACTTCAGAAAAATATGTTGGTCAAAGTGGTGTATCAGGTAATCACATATTACACAGAGACTTCAGTTTGACTGCGTTTGAAACTTTTGATACTGACAGTGTTAAATTTGACTCTAGTGGTGAAACATTTGATACTGGTTCTACTAGCGATGTATCCCAAACATTTACTGCATCTGTATTCTTCAAAGCAGTTGGATCACAATCTGTAAGATATAAATTACAACTTGATCAAGGACAAGCAGGTGAGCAGAATATATTCTTCGATCTAAATCTCACTAACGGAACTATCGGATCTCTATTCATACCTCAAGGTGGTATTACTGGAGATGCTTTTGGTGCAATTCCTTATGGTGATGGTTGGTATAGAGCATATATTACAGCAACATTCTCCTTCGGTTTCTCAAGTCTTAGAACTCAGGTAACAGTTAATAGTTCTACAGGTTCTGCTAGTTGGACTGGAGATGGAACAACTGGTGCATACTTCTGGGGTGCTAAACTTAATAAGGGTGCTGTAGACCCATACACAGCAGTTAGCGGACAGATATTCTATGCTAATACAGAATACAATATTAAGAACTATACTATTGATCTATTAGAAACTTACATGGGTCAAGCACTTGATGGAACATTAACATCTCCTTCACCAAGTTCGGGATTCTATTCTTACTATGATTCTACTGCAGCAAGTGATTATGCTAAAGTTTCTATTATGAGATTCCTTAGATATGGATTAGATATCATCCGTAATCAACTTGATGTTGATAGTTACTATACAACTATCATACAAAATACTGGTATAACTGTTCCTACTAAAACATATGGAACTAGAGATATTCCTGTTGGAGTTTCTGGAGGAGTAACTTCATCAGACTATATTTACGGAATTGTAAGTAGTCAGTACGCTGAAATAGAAAATATAACTGAAAATACTGGTAAAGTTGTTCAAGTATATCAAAGATTCCGTATTGATGGTGATATTACAGATGGTCCTTACACCATGAATGAAGTTGTTGCTAAACAAGGTAATCCTTCTGTGACTGGAGTTGTATATGGTTTCTGGTCAGATGCCAATTATAAGTATCTTGATGTTCGTGTAACTGCAGGTCCTTGGGCAGTAGCAGATAACATTGTTGGTGCTACTAACTCTACAACTGCACAAATTAGTGCAGTCGAAGACAGGATTCATGTTATAGATCTTAAGGGTGATTTTGCTGATAATATTCCATTCAAAGGATATACATCAGGTGCAACTGCAACACCTACATCATTCATTAAATCTCAAGCAGCGATCATTGATAATACTGGTGGTAAATTAACAGTTGACACTGAATCATTACTAGGAACATTTGAAACAACGACTGTTGTTTATCCAGAATCTTCTAGATCATATCTTGATGTTGTTAAGTTCTCTGGTCTTGATATATCTGTTGGTGACAGAATTGCATCTACAGGATATAAGAGACTTGGTATTTCAGTTATAAGTGGATTGAATGTATTTACTGAAGGTAATAGACTTTATAAAGTTAACTCAGGTATACAAGATACAAGTACATATGCCATTATTACTGAAGTTGACATAGCAAACAACTTCATTTACATCGCAGAATATCAAGGAACATTTACTAATGGTGATATTATTGGTGACTATGGTGTTGCTGCTAGTTTCCCAGTAGGTTATGGTTCTGTTCTAACTGCAACTGTAACTGCAGGTGCAGCAGCTGGTCTTGTTCAAGATATTCGTGATGTTGGACTTAATAAGAGATTATATCTCAGTAATATTGTTGGAACATTTGATGATAAGGATGGAATCAAAGGACCAGATTCTTATGGATCTGTAATCATTGGTAAGGTTGATCTTAAAGCTCGTGTTAAACGTTCCTTTAGAGGATTTGATGGTGTTCAAACATCATTCAAACTTACACAGAATAATGGAACTCAATATCTACCTGATCCTGCAGGACATATGCTCATCTTTGTTAATGGTATTCTACAACCACCAGGTGCTACTAATGCATATACAGCGTTCTCTGATACTATTCAGTTTACTGAAGCACCTGATCTTGGAGCATCATTCACAGGATTCTATGTTGGTAAACTTAGACAGTTAGATGATATATCATTCGAGTTTGATTCATTACGTCAGTCATTCAACTTGAAACGTAATGATGTATTCTACTCACTAACTCTTACAGAGGGTGTACAATCTAGCGTTATCAGACCTGAGAATAATATTATTGTTTCTCTTAATGGTGTTATTCAAGAACCAGGCGTTGGTTTTGAGATTGTTGGTTCTAGAATTATCTTCTCTGAGATTCCTAGATTTGGATCAACATTCGTTGCCTTCTCTTTTGTTGGTTCTGAAGCAGACGTTGATGCTGCTGAAGTTATTCCACCAATAGAACCAGGTGACTTCATTGATATTCAAGGTGAAACCTCTGATAGACAGGTCGCTGTTATTGAATCTTCAAACTCATTGATTACATTCGATTATCTTGGATCTGTATTTGGTCAAGGTGCAGTTGGACAATCTGTTATAACCTCAGGGTATATTAAGAATGTTCAAGTAACATCTGGTGGATCTGGTTATACATCAAGACCTACTGTTAGACTTGATTCTATCTCTGGTTTTGAAGGAAATATTAAGGCACTTGTTGGGGTAGCAGGTGTTGAAATGAGTGCTGCAGGATCTGGTTATCAGAATCCAGGCATCAGCGTTGACACTGTTGTTCCTGATGATTATGTTGCTCCTGACCTTTCATTGTATGGTGAAGAGTTAGTAGACCCCGAAACCCCATAAATAACTAAAAATCGTAGCAAGAAATGGCTAAACAATCCCTAGGTCTTGGATCATCAGCTAATGATAACACAGGTGATACCCTGAGAGCTGGTGGTGACAAGATTAATGACAATTTTAATGAAATATATACCGCTATTGGTAACGGTACAACTTTGAACGTCAGTGTATCAAACCCTGCCAATGGTCAGGTTCTTCGATATAATGGTTCAACATTTTTACCATCTGATTATAGTGCCTTAACTTCATCATTAGATGTAGCAGGTAATTCTATTATATCTTCTTCTAACGGTAATATAAATATTAACCCAAATGGAACTGGTAATGTAGTAGTTAATAATGGAAGTATTGTTAATACTTTTAATGGAACTACAGGTATAATTGATTTCCCTACAAAAGTTTATTATAAAAACGAGTATACAGCAATAGGAGATGCACCAGCTGCTTCAACATATACGGGTTATTTTTTCACTGTTGATGGTGATGATAGTCCATATGTAAATATCAATATCACAGCTGGTGGTGTTGGTGATACTAGAGCAAAACTTCTTACTCAATATTCTAGTATTGATGCATTAAGTGACGTAGATACTACAACTGTTGCACCAACTGCAAACCAAATTTTAAAGTGGAATGGAACTAACTTTACACCAGCTGATGAGACTGGTGGAGGTGCTGCATCCCAGAATATTTTTGCATCTGTAGCTGGTGATTCTGGTTCAACAACTGCTGATAGCACGAGTGATACCTTAACTATAGCTGGTGGAACTAATATCACAACTGCAGTTTCTGGAGATACTCTTACAGTCAACTTCAGTGGAACGTTGTCTACAACTCTCGCTGCTCTTACTGATACTGATGTCTCTGGTATTACTCAAGGTGATTCATTGTTCTACAATGGAACGAGTTGGGTTGTTACTAGATCACCTATTACATGGTGGGAGTTAGCTGCACCTGATGCTTCTGGTTACAACTTTACAGGACCAGGTTTTGCATCTGCAACAGCAGATCCTACTTTATATGTTATGAGAGGTGCAACATATGCTTTCGATAATAATGCTGGTGGAGCACACCCATTTAGAATTCAAAGCACTCAAGGTTTAACTGGAACTCCATATACTACAGGTCAAACTGGTAGTGGAACATCAGTTCTTTATTGGACTGTCCCTATGGATGCTCCTAACACGCTGTATTATCAGTGTACAATTCACGCAGCAATGGCTGGTCAAATAAACGTAGTCGCATAATAAATGACAAGAACGGTTCCTGGTACTGGTGCAACAATCAACCCTATCTTCGATGAAGTATTTGGGGTTCGTGCAGTTGAAGTTACGAATGGAGGATCTGGGTATTCTCCTACAGATCCACCACGTCTAACCATAACTGGTTGTGGAACTCCAACTAAAGAGGCAATTCTATATCCAATTATTGATACAGATTCTGGAAGAATTATTCATGTTCGTGTTTTAGATAGAGGTCAAGGATATGATCCTCTAAGATTACAAATTATTCCTCAAGATGAAACACCAACTATTGTTGATTCATTTGATATCAATAGAATTTGGCAAAGTCATCCAAACGCACCTACCACAGGAACTTTTGCTGGCACTACAGACAGACTTACAATACAATCTGACAATCATCCTAAACCTACTTGGACATTAGCAGAAGCTGCACCTGGTGGAGGTCCTTTAGTTGATAGAACTTTTAATCAAGCATTTATATATCGTGGTGGTAAAGATGTTCCTAATCCAGGTATAAGATCTTTTCAGAACGATAGAGTAAACGGTATATTAGCAAACGGAGGTTTATTACATACACCTGAGTGGGGTGTAGATGGTAATGCTCCTTCTGGTCATCAAATTGATGTTGTTAAGTATCCATATGTAAAATCTATGGATACTTATGATGTTGTTACTGAAAGCAATGTTAACTACTATCATTCAAATGAGGTAATTCCAGAGTTTGAATTGACTAATGGTGTTTTTGATTGGGGAAATATTCAACAGTTTACTTGGAATATTAAAGTAGAATTAAATAATTTACAATTTGATGTTATTGAAGTTGATGAAACATTAGGAACTGTAGAAGTTGGTAGAATAGTTGATGAAGTATCTGGTGCTGCAAGAGGAGAAATTGCTAAAGTTGTAAGAAATGGATCAAACGTTGTAACAAGAATCTATTTAAGAAATGTATCTACAGGTGCATCTTTTACAGATCAAGATGTTTGTTTAGGTTCAAATGGTTTTCAGTTTAAAATTAATACGATTCCAAGAATACTCAAACCATATTATATTGATTTTGGAACAAGTGCTTCTAGATTTGGTGCTTTTGTACCTGGTCAATATTACTTCGCTCCTGAGAATATTCAAGTTAGAGCAAATGATCTTATAATCTTTAATCAATCTGATGCTTCTAATAATGAAGGAACAAATGGACATCCAATTAGACTTAGCACAACTGCTGATGGTCCTCTAAATCAAAGTCCTGGCACAGTATACTATCAAAGTACTGGTGTATCTCAAGGACCTGCTGCAGATTACGAAACTAATTTCCAAACAGTCTTTATTATGAACTCTGATGAGAGTTCTAGAATTTATTACCACTGTGCATATCATACGCACATGGCTGGTTATACAGGTGATGAAGGATATATTACTTTAAATACTGCTTCTGAAACATACACATCTACTAATAATTATTATTCAGAAGATTTTTATCAATCAGATTCAAATGATCCTAATACTATTGACAGATCCCGTCATGTAAATGGTCATTCTAAAATTCTTGGTATGTCATATGATGGTTATCCTATTTACGGTCCTTGGGGATATAATTCAAGTAATGCTATAGCGAGAGAGGTATCATCATATCGCTTAAGGACAACTACTGAATTAGCAGGTAATAGACCTCAGGTAAATACAGTATCTAGTGTCACATATGCAGTAACAATATCTAATGGTCAATTCTTATTTGATGGATCTCGTCCATCATTCTTAGATTTAGATCGTGGAAAGACATATATTTTCAATCAAAATGACTCATCTAATGATAGTCAACACATTTTAATTTCTACTACAACTGATGGATGGCATGGGATTAACCCTGTTGTCATTGGAAATACTGCAAATGTGTATGCTGGTAATGGAGTTAAATATTATATTGATGGAAGCGAAGTAACATATCAATCATACTTGTCAGGATTCAACTTGGCTTCTACTCGTGAACTAAGGTTTACAGTTCCTGTTGATTCACCTGCACAATTATTCTTATTTGCATACACCACTGCAGGACATGGTATTAGAACAGTTCAAGAAGGATATGTCTTAGGTGATTTAGTTGGTGATTATATTTACGATTCATCTGTAGGAACACTAGACGAATATAATGGTAAGTTTGATTCTACACCTGAGTATCCAAACGGAACATACGCATATTATATGACAGAGGATAGTAATGCTGATCCTACATATCCATATGCTATTGGTCCTAAAATGTATGGTGTGCCTATTGTTGAGGGAGATACTCTACCAGATGCACCGACTATATTTCCAACTGTTGCTGAAGGAGATGTGATACTAAACACTGATGGAACAGTATCATATGTCAAGATGACAAAGAAAGGTGATAATTTCTTTGGTACTGCTAGAGCTGAGATATTAGGTGGACAAGGAACAGGTGCTTTAGGATCTCCTATTGTTCAAACTGTTACTGGTTTATCACTTCTTACAACAGGTAGAAGTTATGCAACTCCTCCAACACTTATTTTTGAAGGTGGTGGTGGACAAGGTGCTCAAGGTGCTGCTGAGATTGATACATTAGGTAGAGTTACTTCTATTAATATTGCAAATGACGGTGAATTCTATCAAGAACCTCCTTTTGTATTGATCTCAGGTGGAGGAGGTATTGGTGCTAAAGCAGTAGCAACTATTGATCAAGGTAAGATTACTACTATCACAGTTACAGAACCTGGTAGTGGATATACCTCTGCACCAAATGTAATTTTCACTAAGTTAGTAAATCTTAAACGTAGAGCAAGAGCACGTCAGGCAAATAACTCTGGTACAATTTACTTAACTGGTTTAGTTAAAAATGTAACTGCAAATGATTCAGAAATTTTTGTAGATTCTACTGATGCGTATCCTGGTTCTGGTCAAATTATTCTAAATAAAGAAACTATCACATATACTGCTAAAGTAGCTGGTAAGTTTTCTGGTCTTACCAGAGGTGTAAACTTTAATTATGATCAACGGGTAATTCTTGATGCAGGTCAGAATGATTCTGCAGGTAATTCAACATATGCATTTAATGTTGGTGATAGAGTTATAAGAAAGGTTGAGAACTCAGCCAATAAAGTTGCAAAGGTATATGATTGGGATCCTGCATCCAGAGAACTTTTAGTTACATTTGAGGTTGATGAATTAGCATTCATTGATGGTGGAAGACCATCTACAGAAGATGCTATTGTTCAATTTGATGCAGGTGTTGCTGCTTCATCTGGATCAGGTATTCTTCCTCATACTACTGAAGCGAATGTAGGAAGTTCAATTACAACATTGACAGTTCCTATTGCAACAATCTCAGATACTAGATTTGTTGATACTGCTGAAAATGCTGGTGCTGGTGATGGTATTCCTGACTTAGTGAATACTGCTACTGATTTTTTAAATCAAATTAGTCTTGATGGTGGTATCTACAGTTCCTTATATGGTATTGAAGAAACACAAGGAGGAACTAACACAACTTTATTCCAAGTTGGTGATAATATTAAAGATGGTAGTATTCCATTCAAATACGCAAATATTGACTCTGCTGGTGCATTAAGTGATGGTGTTGAGCATAACTCAACGCTTAAGATATTCTTGGATGCAACAAATGCTAATGGACAGAACTATAGTGTCAACGAAGTTGTCACGGGTGCTGTATCTGGTGTTCAAGCAACAGTAGTGTCTTGGGATCCTTCTGAGACTTCAGTTGTTGTTCAAAATGTAACACCATATAACACAGGTAATGTTGCTATCGGTATTGCTGGTTATCTATATGAATTTTCACAAGATGGCACGATTGTTGATTTCAATGTTCAAAATCCTGGTACTAACTACTCTGCTGCTCCAACAGTAGCAATAGAGAATACTGGAGATATACAAGCTACAGCAACAGCAGTTCTAACAACTGCAGGTGACCAAGTTGCTTCATTAACAATCACTAATGGTGGGTATGGTATCCCACAAACAGTTGACGGAACTTATAATCTACATCCTACAGTGACATTCAGCAATGCTAGTGGTGATACTACTGGTGCTGGTGCAGTTGCACAAGCAATTTTAGGTGGAGAAAATCTTGTTGGTAACGCTGGTGCAACCTATCGTATCAAAAGAATTGAGTATCAAACAACTGTTCGTTCAAAATGAGCATAAATAAACAGGAGGACATATAGTCACTAGGACATGGCAGCTCTATTAACTGATCAATTTAGAATTTTTTCAGCGAAAAAATTCATCAAGGCACTTGAAGGTCCCGATGCGACTCAGAGCGATGACGCTGCTGGTTCATCAAGAGACCGAGTATATTTGTTTATTGGAAGACCACAAATTTGGGATAATGAAAACTCGCCCCCACAGGCAGTAGATTCATTCTCTGAATTTTCTGGTTCTTATGATGACATGATATCTCTGAAAAGAGTGCTTGCATCTGACACTGTACAGGTGGTAAGACGTATCGACTGGGTTTCTCCAGAAGAAACTACTGGTGGACTAGGTTTTACTTATGACATGTATCGTCAAGATTATTCTCCAAGTAAAACTGCTGCTTCTGGTGCTACTAAATTATATGACTCTGACTTTTATGTTGTAAATTCACAGTATCAAGTATACAAGTGCATTTACAATGGAACCTCACCTTCTGATCCAAATGGTAAACCTTCTACTGTCGAGCCTACTGGTACTAGCACTAGCATCATCACTACTGGCGATGGGTATCGTTGGAAGTATATGTACACTATTCCAGTTGCATCCGTCCTTAAGTTCTTTTCCAATGACTATATGCCAGTCTTCACGAATGCTGCGGTGAAAACCAATGCTGTTGCTGGTGAAATTGATACTGTTGTAATTAATGCAGCAGGTTCTGGATATAACAACGGAACTTATGACAACGTTGCTATCAATGGTGATGGAACTGGTGGTCGTGTTTCTATTGTTATTGATGGTGGTAAAGTTATCTCTGCTACTGTTACATCTGGTGGAACTGGATATACGTTCGGTAAAATTAGTATTGATAACATAACAGGTGTTGGAACAGGAACAGGTGGACAAGTGGATGTTATTATTCCACCTCCAAATGGTCATGGTTCTGATGCTGTTGTAGAGATCGGTGCATTCCGTGTCATGATTAATGCCAAACTTTCATATGATGAAGGTGCAGGTGATTTCCCGATTGATAACGATTACCGTCGTATTGGTCTTATCACTAACCCTTTAAAATTTGGAACTGAGGAACTTATTTCTGATTTGACTGTATCTGCTACAAAAGCAGTTATATTCTCTCCTACATTCCAAGGTAACTATGTGCCTGATGAAATTATTACACAAACACGAGTTGTTGGTGGAACCAACGTTACTGCTCGTGGTAGAGTAATTTCTTGGAATGCTACAACTAAAGTTTTGAAATATTATCAAAACGCAGTTGATGGTATCTTCCCTGAGGTTACAGGTACTCAAAATGAATTTGATGGTTCTAATGTCATCAATGGTGCAACATCTGGTGCTGCTGGTCAACCCGATGTTAACTTTCCAGCCGTGCCGAACTCTTCTTCTAGAACAATTAACAACACCGAGTATGACTTGGGTATGAAATTCAACAATGGATATTCTAAACCCGAAATCAAATCAAATAGCGGTGACGTTGTGTATATAGATAACAGGAGAGCAATCAGTCGTGCTAACGACCAAGTAGAAGACATCAAAATCGTAATCGAGTTCTAATGGCACAAAATACAAATCTAAACGTCACACCTTATTACGACGATTTCGATAAAACGAAAAACTTTTATCGAGTTTTATTTCGTCCTGGTTTCCCGATTCAAGCAAGGGAACTAACTACGCTGCAAAGCACTATGCAGAATCAGGTTGAGAATGTAGGTTCTCACCTATTCAAAGATGGTGCGATGGTTATACCAGGTCAAATTGGTTATGACCTAGAAGTCGATGCTATCATGCTTCAAGAATCATTCTTGGGTGCTGATGTTGAATTGTATAGAACACAATTAGAAAATAAAATTATCACTGGTTTAACATCTGGTGTTAAAGCAAAAGTATTATTCACTGTTTCTGAAACTATTTCTGAGAAAGGATATATCACTCTATACGTTAAGTATATTGAATCTGGTGGAACTACTCAGACTCAAACAACATTTACAAATAATGAACAGTTAGTTACTGATACTGAAATTACATTTGGAACCACTCTAATTGAAATTGGTTCTCCTTTTGCACAGTTACTTCCTACTGCTGCAATTCAAACTGGTTCTGCTGCATACATTCAACCTGGTGTTTATTTCATCAGAGGTTTCTTTGTAGACGTACCATATCAATATATTCTTCTTGATCAATATGGAACAACACCTGCCTACAGGATCGGACTCGAAATCTTGGAGTCGATCGTTACCCCAGAAGATGACTTATCACTCAATGATAATGCTGCAGGCACATCTAATTATGCTGCTCCTGGTTCTCACAGATTCAGAATAACAACCAACTTAATTAAGAAACTTCTTACAGACGAAGCAGATAAAGACTTTATTGAATTACTTCGTATTAATGGTACTAAGGTTGAGAAATTAGTTGATCGTAGTGCATACGATGAACTAGAAAAATCTATGGCTCTTAGAACTTTTGAAGAGTCTGGTAACTATGTTGTAAATGATTTTCAGATTACAAATAGAGAAAACTTAAATGATGGATTTAATAATGGTGTTTATAACACTGGAGATACGACAGCACAAGGAAATTCAGCAACAAATCAAAAGTATGCTGTAGAATTTGGTCCTGGTACAGCATATGTTAGAGGTTATAGAATTAAAACTCTATCACCAACATATGTTGACGTAGATAAACCAAGATCAACTAATAATGCTCAAAACGTTATCATTCCTTTTGAACTTGGAAACTATTCTAATATTCAAAATGTATATGGATTCTTAAATTGTTCTGGTTCTACTATTACAAATGCATATCAAACTCTTGAATTAAAAGATACTTTCACATCTACACCAGGAACTGCTGCAGGTAATGTAATAGGATATGCTCGCGTATCTTCTATCGAACACGTACAAGATCCAGATACTACATTTGGTAATGCTGATGATAGATATCGTTTGCATATTTTTGATGTGCAGATGTTCACTCAATTACAACTAGCATCTTCACAAAGTATTACTGCTGGTTCTCTTGTAATTGGTAAAACATCTGGTGCTAGAGGATATGTTGTAGACGCTGTTAGTTCAGATCCTGATGTAACTTTATATGCAGTAGAAGGTACATTCCAAGATGGTGAAATGATCACTGTTG